CGGCAGAAGAAGACTCAGTTGATCTCATGGAAACATCGGATCAAGAAGCTCGGAAATCTGAAAGTCTGGAGACACAAACTGAAACCAAAACAAACAAGAAGGAAGAAATCATGAGTGAAGAACTGCAAAAATCTCTTGATTCTTTGGTAGCTCGTTTGGACAAAGCCGAGAAGATTGCAGAGTTGAGTGACCTTGAAAAGTCACACTACAGCTCTCTTGATGCATCTACACAAGATGCGTTTTTATCTTCAGACGCTGCGGACCGCGAATCAGCTATTGAAAAGAATGATGGAGAAGACCCTGTGGTATACACTGACGCTTCTGGCGTTGAGTACCGCAAATCTGATGATGCTCGTTTAGTCAATTCTGTAAAGAAATCTGACGAAGCTATCAAAAGAGCATCTCAACTTACTGAAGCTCACCACCAAGAGTTGTTAAAAGTCCAAGCTAAAGAAGATATGGAATTTTATCCTGGTGAAGAAGCTACTAAAGTTGCTTTGTTGAACAAAGTATCGGAAATTAGCGATGACGCTACCCGTGATGCTGTTCACGAAATGTTGAAAGCCAACAACCAAGAATTGGCTAAAGCGTTTGACTCTATGGGTCACGCTAACCCTGCTACGGTAGACGATGGTCCTGAAGCCGAGCTAACTAAGATTGCTGAAGAAATTGCAAAACGTGATGGTGTGTCTTTTGAACAAGCCTACGTTAAAGCACTCGACAGTGAAGAAGGTGCATCATTGTATGCACAACGAGGAGTGTAAATCATGGCTGTGGAAGAATCCGTAGTTTCAATTACCATTGAAGCAGGTGCCGACTTGTCCGCTGGACAATATAAATTCGTCACTGTTGCTTCTGATGGTCAAGTAGACCTTACCGCTAGTGCTGGCGGTGCTGCTATTGGCGTATTGCAAAATGCTCCTGATGCAGCTGGCGTTCCAGCAACTGTGGCTATCGCAGGTCGCGTAAAAGTAACTGCTGGTGGTACTGTTGCCGCTGGTAATAAAGTTCAATCTGATGCAAGCGGTGACGCTATTGTAGCAGCTTCTGGGGACACTGTCCTCGGTTACGCTCTGCAAGCTGCCGATGACGGTGACGTTTTCGCTATTGCACTAATCAGTCAACACATTTTAGCATAAGGAGGCTTACTAATGTACGATGTTTCACAAGTTCAGAAAGTACAGCCTACTCAAGGCTCAGTACATATTGATGCTCCATTAACGAACATCTCTCTTGCAATCATGCAAGCACAAGACCAATTTGTAGCACGTAAAGTGTTCCCTCAAATTGGCGTTAAAAATCAAAGTAATTCTTATTTTACTTTTGATGAATCATTCTTCAACCGTAACGACATGGGCAAACGTGCTCCTGGCACCGAAGCTAGTGGTGGCGGTTATGAAGTCGGTACTGGCACGTACAGCTGTGACGTATATGCTTACCGTCATGATATCCCTAAACAAGTACGCGAAAACGCTGATGCACAAATCAACGTTGACCGTGAAGGCACAACTCTGTGTACGTACAAAGCTCTGATTTCCGAGGAAGTCAACTGGGCTGCGTCTAACTTCACAAACGGTATTTGGAATCGTGATGTTCAAGGCGTTAGCGGTACTCCATCAGGTGCTCAAGTAAAACAGTGGAATGATGCTGCCTCGACTCCAATCGAAGACATCCGCGCTGAAATGACTACCATGCAAGCAGCTACTGGTGTCCGTCCAAACACATTGACGGTTAATCAGCAAGTACTTGATGCGTTGTTAGATCACCCAGACATTATTGACCGTATTAAATATGGTCAAACACCAGGTGCTCCAGCACTGGCAAGTAAAGACTACTTGAAAGCTCTGTTTGGTGTTAAAGAGATGCACGTAATGGGTGCTATTGTAAATAGTGCTGACGAAGGTGCAACTGCTTCTAACGGTTTCATTGGTGGTAAAAACGCTCTGTTGGCTTACGTACCTGATTCTCCAGGTCTTATGACTCCAAGTGCTGGTTACACCTTTAACTGGACTGGAATGAGCGGTGGTGCTCAAGGTTCGTTTATTAAACGTTACCCAATGACTCACCTCGACTCCGACCGTATCGAAATCCAAACTTCCTATGACCACAAAGTGGTTTCTGGTGGATTGGCTATGTTGTTCTACGATGTTATTGCGTAGTTGATTAGTTGGAGGGGGCTTCGGCTCCCTCCTCTATTGGAGATTATAATGAGTAAATATATTGCACGTAAAGATTTTAAGTTTAGTGGACGCATGTTTTCTGCTGGTGATAAATTCAACTGGAGACGTTTAGCATGTAACCAACGTAAACTTGATACTTTAATCTCTGCTGGCTTAGTTCAAGAAGAAGGATCTGTGCAGGTTGTAGAACCTGTTATAGAAGAACCTGTTATAGAAGAACCTGTCTACGAAGAACTGGTCGAAGAGTACGAAGAAGAAATAGAAGAAGAGATAGAAGAATAACCTAATGGCTGATACCCAATATAGTAATAGGCGTGAATTTACACGTAAGTACTCTAAAACTCCTGGGGCAGCAGGTCTATTCCCTATAACTATAGAGAAAAGAGCTACTTTTACTTATGGGGGGCAGATTTCTTCAACTACCACTTGGGCTAAAGACTTTCAAAGAGCATTATTAAAAGATACTGATTCTGAGACTAAAAAGTTAATGGCTACTGTTGTGGATATTTTGATGGAAGATAGTCCTGAAGACACAGGGTTAATGAAGCATAGTTGGTTTGTATCTTCTGGAAAAATTGCTAGAGGCATAGCTACTCCTGGTGGCACTGCTGTATCAAAAAGCTCTATAGATAAATTTAGATATAGTGCTAAAGCAGGTGGTCCTCAAGTAGATAGACTAGCCTATAAAAAACACCTATCTAAATTAAAATTAGGTAAAGGCTCTAGGAAGCGTTTACATATTGTTAATAATGTTTATTACACATCGGAATATGATAGTAAGTATCCTTTTGTGGCTTCAGCTATTGATGAAGGGGTATCAAGATATACTGGTTCATCCCCTTCTGACATATCAGATGATGGTAATGACGATGATTGGCTTTACTAGATGAATAAAGACACTGCTAGAGAATATATCCTGCAACGTTTTGTAGATAATATAGGTAGCACTAACTTTACTTTCTCAAATGAGAATTATGACCCTGCTGTAGACACTGAATGGGTTTTATTTGAAGTTCTTGAGCTATCTTCTTTTCAAGAAACTTTAGGGGTATCGGGTAACCGTAAATATGAACGTTCTGGTTTAGTACAAGCTAGAATATTTACTCCTATAAATGAAGGTACTTCTCTATCAGATTCAATCGCAACAACAATTAGAACTACGTTTGAAGGAATTTCCTTTGACGGCATCAGGTGTTATGACGCTGTGTCGCGTCAAACAGCTCCTGACCCTAAAAATACATGGTTTCAGCAAGTCGTTGAAATCTACTTTGAATACACTGACATTAAATAAGGAAAATTATCATGGCACGTACTATGACAAATAATTTTGGGCTTGCCTACGCAGAGGAAACTACCTTTGGCACAGTTCCAACAAGTAAGTGGAGAACACTTCAACCAAACAGTCTCAGCACAATGGGACGAAGCATCACGACAGTATCTCGTGATCCAATTTCTAAAGAACGTCAACGGGAAAAAGGAACTGTAACCGATCTCGACAGTGCTGTTGAATTTGAAGCAGACCTTACTCGTGAAGACTTTGTTAATTTCTCTGAAGGCTTTACCTTTGCAGACAAAACATCTGGTCCATCCGACTACTCCGTCTTCGACAGTAACGGGGCAGACGCTAGTACGGGTCCAGATATCTTTACCATCGCTTCGGACGTAGCCTGGCAAGAAAACACCTTGGTTTTCGGTAGTGGCTACGCTAACAGCGAGAACAATGGGTTACACGTTGTTGGAACATCCTCTACAACGACCACAATCCCTGTGGGGACCACTCTTGTCGCAGAGACAGCTCCTACAGGTGCAAACCTTGAGGTATGCGGTGTTCGAGGAACTGATATCACCATTGCTGCTGCTACAAGCTACACAGCCTCTACTGGGTTTACTTTAGCTTCTGCTTCTGCTATTGACTGGACAGTAACAGGACTGACCGCAGGACAATTCGTTTATATCGTAGGTGCTACTTCTGGTTATGCTCGTATTAAGAGTATTACTGCTACTACTCTTACGTTGGATAAAAAAGGAAGTAGTATTCTTGATGAATCATCTGGTTCAGCTATTAGTGTTTACTACGGTCCATATATCCGTAACGTAGACGTGGATGATGCTTCCTACAGCGAACGTTCTTATTCCTTTGAGGGTTCATATAAAGACCTTGGCGGTGTAGGCGCAGACGAGTATGAGTATGCTAAAGGTAACTACTGTAACAGCATGGCTATCAATATGCCTCTTGCGGACAAAGCTACAGTTACCTTTGGATTCATTGGTACTGACACTGATGACCCGATTACTTCTCGTAAGACTGGACCTTCTACTGCTTTAGATCCTTCACAAACTACAGCGTTTAACACATCTTCTGATTTTGCTCGACTCAGAATTACTGACACAGATGAATTAGGTCTAACAACTGACTTCAAAGATATGACGCTTACCTTAAACAACAATGTCTCTCCAGAGAAAGTTCTTGATACTCTGGGTGCAAAATATATGAATACTGGTAACTTTGAGGTCGATATTTCGACTACTGTGCTATTCACCAACTCCTCTGTAGTAGACGCTATTCGCGCAAATACTACTGTTACTATGGAGGTAGGTTTATTTAATGATGATGGGGGTATGGTTTTAGACATCCCAGAAATGACTATTGGTGATGGTACTAAAGACTTCCCAGTAAATGAATCTATTACAGTCGCTCTAAATTGTATGGCACACAAAGACGAAACCTATGGAATCTCTTTAGGTATTAGTCAGTTCCCATACTTACCCTAACAAATAAGGAAATCCCCGAATGAGTAATTTTAGCCACTTAAAAAAGCTAAACATCGAAGAAGACCGCACAGCGGAATATGTAGTTCACGAGCTGGAGCCAGCAGTCAAATTGACTGTTCGCCCAGCGAGTGAGTGCAATAAAAAATATTTCAATGCGGTTATTCGACTATCCAAAAAACGTTCAGGACGTAAGTCTTCTGTCAGCCTTAAAGCTATTGAGGAAGACCGTAAAGATGACTTACCATTGTTCGCTAAATATATCATTGTTGATTGGGAAGATTGTGCGGACGCAAAAGGTAAAAACGTTCCGTTCTCTGTGGAAGACTGCCAAGAATTTCTTGAATGTCTCCCCTCTTACATATTCAACCAACTTCGAGTGTTCTGCTCCGATATTACTAATTTCTACCCCGAAGACGAAGATGATGTCTCGGACGAAGAATTGGGGGAGTACTTGGACGAAGATTAAAATGGGATATGCGCTACTCTAAGGATGGCTGGTCTGTCGAACTCGGTCTTGATAAAGGCAGACCAGCCCCAGAGTGGTACTTAGATAAACCCGAACTTGACTCTTCGTCAATGCTATATTTATATTTTTTTAACCAACTATCAACATGTCGCAGCGTAGGAATGGGTGCTGGTCCTATTCCGTGGACAGCAATTCATACGTATTCGGAGTTCAGGAAGTTTGATTATATAGAAACTTTATCGTTTATCAATATAATGCAAATGCTGGACTCTATTTATTTAGAAGAGTCAAACAAAGATAAGTAATCCCTCACAGGAAATAAATAAATGCCAACCGAATTTAATCTAAAAATAAACGCAGACGCTACGGGACTTATAAAGAACGTAGGTAAATCAGTACAATCTATAGCAG